CTAAAAAAATTTACAAACATTTAATTATTTCGTCAATGACTAGTAATCAAAAGTTGACAATCGCACTGCTAGCTCGAAAGCAAGCGTTCAAGGCTCGTAAGAACCTTTCTTATATAATTGTAAATGAAAATCGTGTCCCTCAAAAAGACATAGATTGGAATATCGAATGTGTTACCACTTTCTTTTCCGCTCTAAATGACTGTTTCGAGATCTACGGGTACAGAAGAAAAAACTTCCGACCAGAAGAGATGATCGTCTCCGAACGAGTCGCCAAATTGACAACAGAGGAGTTAATAAAATGCCTAAAATATGAACTGGCATGGCCTCTTTGTCGCGCCTTAAACAACCCATATCCGCCACGTCCAGCGAAATACACACCAATTTTTATTGGAAGATACTATGATCTAATCAAATGTATCTCAAGAAAAGTAAATGAGAAGAAAATGTCATTCTTAATGACCGCCCTAAATTTAAAAAGAGCGTGCCCAAAAGTCCCTCAGGGTTTTCAACAAAAATCTATGGAAGCGCATAAAAAAAATATGACTTCCGAACCCGTCAGGATTAATAAGCACAAGAGGACACTTCTTCAAGAATTTACAGACCTATTCTTCGGACCTAATTGGGATAGAACCAATCCTTACGAAAGACAACACTTTATATTCTCGGAAGCTGGTTGTATTGAAAATCCCCGATCAAAAGGTGGGGCAACCAATCACTTCATTCAAGAAATTAAACAGATGGATCAACTTCAAGATCCAGTCCAGCAACATACGGACTTTTATCTGTCGGAGAAGTATAAAGAGGAGAAGAAAAAATATCTTTCGCGTCCGCCACAGTGTGTAATAGCTACAACGTTAGACCCCCTTAAAGCGAGAATAATCACAAAAAACAGCTATATTGAAAATGTCGCAAAACCCTTTCAGATGATGCTCCATAACCGTCTTAAGCAATTCAAAATGTTCAAGCTTATCGGAAGTCCTGTTGGAGAAAACGTGGTTACTGATAATCTAAGCCACATAAGCAAAAATAAAGATATCTGGGTATCAGCAGATTATGAATCCGCAACTGACAATCTCCCTCCAGCTGTGCAACAAATTATTATTGCACAAGCATTAAATAATAGTGGAGTTCCGACCATCATGCGGGATCAAATAATTCATATGACAAAGCTGCACCAGATTCAGTATCCGGATGAGACTATTAACCAAACCAATGGTCAATTAATGGGCGGTCTCTTCAGTTTTCCGATACTCTGCATATGGAATGCATTTCTACTATGCTATGCTTATCATCAAGAACATGGGTGCTCTATAAAGCAGGCGTTTAAACGTATGTCTGGCAAGACTCTAATAAATGGCGACGATCTTGTTTATAAGGGGAATAAGGGGTTAATTAAAAGGTGGAAAAACGTAGTCCATCAAAACGGTCTGAAATTGTCAATCGGTAAAACATATTATCATAAGAAATATTTTACGATTAACAGTAGAATGTTTGAACAAACCGATCAGATAATCACGAAAAGAAATTACAATGTCACAGTAGACAAAAAGAGTCGGACAGTTACAAATAGAGTGCTAAACCTCAGTCGGCAGAAAATGATTCCGACCGTCTTAGTTCACGTCGCTCTGGGGGGTTCTAGAATGCAAGATATCTCTGTTGGTCAAATATCTTTGGAAGAAGCATTAGAACTATATAAATTGACTGTTCCTAAAGTTAAAAAGCCATACCTCAATAGGGAGAAGATTCGCAAAGTGTGGTTAAATGTATTTGAAAAAGTGTTAAAGGATGATCCTCGGGCAGTTTGCCTACCAAAGGAGTTAGGAGGATTGGATCTCGACCCTGAACTTTGGGGAGATATATCCAAGCTAACCTTTAACGAACCACAGAAACTTCTCGCCTATGCCACAAGTCAGGGAATAAGATGGAATGAAAATATCCCCTCAAGAGAATGTCCCTATATTGATGAAGCCATACAAAATTTAAAAGAGTTATGTGATCCAGCACATCTCTTGGCTCCAAATATAGGTCCAAAAACACAATCCAGAACAGATCTAGACTGGTTAATTTTCCGAAGGGGGGCCATCAATAAAGCCCAATACGGTAACATAAAAAAAACCGAACGGACCTCGACAAGTGGGTGGCAGACTTTTAGAAGCGTACAAGAACAAATAAAAAGGAAAGTCGAATTTGCAAAAGTACAAGCACAACAGTACTGTGACAACGTAATGTGGGATAGTCTGGACGATCTGTCCGAAGAACAAATGACTATTTTGAAGGCCTCCTATGCTTTCACACATAAGACCACATTTTCCATTATTAAGGGATATATAAGAAAAGGGGGAGAAATTATAAATAACTACCTGGAAAGCCAGGCAACAAAAGTACCCCAACTTACACGGAAGTGATGTGTAGTTGTTTTGAACTTAACCTCGTAAAAGCTTGAATTACCTGAAAAGGTTATGGTAAATAGGATAGCCGACAGGATCTCGACCATCTTGATCACAAGGTTAAGGCACAAAGGTAAATGAATTTCGAATGTTCATATGCCTGTCGAAACAAGCGAACACTCTTCCATTCCGCCGTCCTACGAACACATGCAGACTCACAAGGTTAATTATCTTGTCAAGAGCCTAAGTATGTAAATCCCACAATTTGGAGAAGTACATTCAGAGGATCTCCGATAAAAGCAACATAGGTTGCCCTCTAGAGAATGTTAGGAAGTATGGACTTTGAAATGCCGTTTGAATATCTTGCCCTCAAGAGCGACAGATAGTAACCATTCGAAAAGGTTTCA